AACAGCAGTTGATAGAATTAACGGACCCATCAGCGAGAAAAATAACTTGCTTTGTGGACCTACAACCAGTGGACATTCACAACCTACGTTTTTGTGATGTTTATTACTTCAATAAAGAGTACTGGAGATTGCTAAACATAAGCGACTATGATACATCATCGGATGTTGCTCAAACAACCAAATGTGAGTTCATTAAAATTGTAAGAGCCCAAACAAACGCGTTGATTGACTATGCTGCATTCGGTTACTTAGGAATTAACGGTGGTTCTGGTGGTGGTATTACAGGTGGTATCTTTGGTTCAACAGACCCAGTTACTGGTAACCCATTATTGATGTTAAATAGTGGTACAACCCCAGTTACTGAATTAACACCATCGACATACTTTGATGTGGTTGCTCAATTAAACACGATCAACGTTGACGTTGCTACCAGAGCTGGTGGTTTAGGTCCATTGACTGAGATGGCACCTAACACAAGATTTGAAGAGGTGGCACAAGAAAGTACTTTAAATTCTAACAGAATATCTCAATTAACTGAGCTGGTTTACAACCCACCAACTGGTGATATTTATTACATCACACGTGACACCGATGTTGAGAGTGAGATTGGTATACCAGAGGGCTATAAAACGGTTTTATTTGACGGTGTAAACAATAGAACAAACATCTATAACATCGCATTACCAACGGTCGTAACTGACGGTTATAACATTAAATTTGATATATCGAATGACGGTGATTTTGCCATGGTTAACTTTACAACCTCAAACATAATGGGTGAAGAGTTATACGTTGTCAACTACGAAAATAAATTGGATGCCACATATATTCTTGAAAGGGACATCTGGACAATAAAACGTTTTTAAAATTATACTATTTAGATTAAAGTAAGCACATGGCTGATATAAAAAAGATTATAGAGATAGAATATAAACTATCGAACGGTGACACAGTCAAAACCACCAACGAGGCTGTTATCGCGCAGTTTGTGGCGATGGGTGAGGGGTATAAGGTTACAAAGACAGCAGCGGATGAATTAAGCGCAACCAACGAGGCCTTAGCGGAATCAACTGAGAACCTAACACAGGTAACGGAAGAAAATACGCAAGCCCAAGAACAAAATGCTGAGGCACAAGAAGCTAACGCTGACAAGGGTAAAAAGTTAGAGAAACAAACCACCGAAACTGGTAAGAGCATGAAGAGCTTAAAGGCTCAACTTGCTGATGCTAAAGCTGAGATGGCCGCTGCTGCTGAAAACTTTGGTACAGGTAGTGAACAATTCAACCAAGCATCTGCTAGAGCTGGTGCATTGAAAGACCAGATAGAAAGTTTTAACAGAACCTTGGAAGCTAGTAAGTCGCCATTGGATGCATCTATCGGTGCATTACAAGGTATTGCTGGTGCTTATGGTATTGCACAAAGTGCATCCGCGTTATTTGGTAAAGAAAATGAGGATGTTCAAAAAGCTCTTTTAAAGGTCCAGGCTGCATTAACTTTGGTTCAGAGTATTGATGCTCTAGGTGACAGTATTGAATCGTTTAAATCGCTTAAAAACACCATTCTTGACAGTACTATTGTAACTAAAGGCTACGCTGCTGCAAGTGCAGCTGCTGCTGCGGCACAAAAGTTCTTATCATCACCTATTGAAACAACAAAAAATGGTTTAAAAAGCTTAAGTGATGGCCTTAAAAATGCTGGTTCAAATCTAAAAGGTTCATTGGGGTCATTAAAAGACTTTGGTGCCAACCTAAAAGGTAACATAACCAGTGGTTTAAAGTCGTTTGGTGATGGAATTAAGAACCTTCCCAACGGCCTTAAAAATTTAAAATCTGGTATTGGTTCATCTGAGACAGCATTCAAAGGTCTTAGAGGGGCTATTATCGGTACTGGTATTGGTGCATTGGCCATCGGTTTAATTATGCTTGTAACAAACTTTGACAAAGTTAAACAGGTTGTATTGAACTTATTCCCTGGTTTAAAAGGGTTGGCTGATTTTATTGGTGGTTTAGTACAAGGTATCACCGACTTTTTGGGTATCACATCTGAGGCTGATAGAGCTGCTGAGGAATTGGATAAGAAAAGTAAGTCCAGACAAAAATCTGGTGAGAGAGAGATCGAGTTGGCCAGAGCCAGAGGTGCGAGTGATGAGGAACTTTACAAACTTGAAAAGAAAAACGCTGATAAAAGGATAAAGGACCTTGACCAACTTAGAAAGTTAAAGGGTAAATTAAACGAAGAGGAATTAGAAGAGTATACAGACCTTATCCAAAAGAAAAAGGTATTGGATGCCACCGAAACAAAAAGATTGGCTGATGAAGCTAAGAAACGTGCTGAAGACGCTAAGAAAAAACAAGAAGAAGCTGACAAAGAAGCGGCAGCAAAAGCAAAGGCAGCAGCTGATAAAGCCGCGGCTGAAAGAAAGGCGGCTGGTGATGCGTTTAAGAATGTTGTTGCTAAATTAAATGAGGACCTACAAAAGTTAAACAAATCATCTTACGAAATCCAACGTATCGATGCTCAAAAAGCATATGACACAGACTTGGCTGTTTTAAAAACGGCCTTAAGTAAGAAAGCTGTATCTCAAAAAGAATACAACGATGCTGTTGCTAAATTGGATGCAAACAGAGCCGCTAAGACAGCTGAAATCACAAAGAAAGAAGCTGAGGATGCTGCTAAGATATTCGAAACAAACGCTGCGTTGTTGGCTGATATGCAAGCGGCTGCTGATGATGCCACCGTTGCCAAAAGACAAGAGGTTGCCACAGCTAAACTTAACGCTGCGAAACAAGCTCAATTGGATGAGTTGGCCGTAGCTGAGGCAAATGCTTTGGAAGCTTTGACATTGGAGAATGCAACTGAGGAAAAAAAGTTAGCCCTTAAACAACAATACACCAATCTAAGAACTGGTCTTGACACCGCTTATGCAAATGCTGTTAAGAAATCCAACGCTGATATTCAAAAAGACGATGCTGATAAAGCGAAAGCTGAGTTGGATACTCTAAAAGCTAAGGAACAAGAAAAGATTAAAGTTACCTTAGATGCTAACGACCAAAAATCTAAGCTTGACACCAAGTATTATGATGACTTGGCTGCGATTTATGATGATGACAGCTTATCGTATGAGGAAAAAGAAAAACAGAAGCTGGAGTTAACACAAAAGTACAACGCTGATATTTTAGCTGAACAAAAAAGACGTATTGTAGAGGAAATAGCTTTGCAACAAGCAGCCGCTCAACAAGACCCAAAAAGGTTAGAGGAATTGAAGGTTGCGTTGGCTAAGATAAACTCTGACATCACCAAGAACGAAGCTGAGGAACAAGAAAAAAGAAGACAGGAAAAATTAAAGGCGGCTGAGAACTTTGTAAACGATGTACAACAATACGTTGATGTGTTGGCTGGTTTGGGTGATGCCATATCAGAATTATACCAAACTCAGATTGATGAGATAGATAGGTTGACAGAGAAATCCTTGGAAGCCTCAAATGCGCAAAAAGATGCTGAGTTGGCAAACAAAGAATTAACCTCTGATGAAAAGAACGCGATTGAAGAAAGATACCAACGTGAACAGTTGGCAATCCAAGCAAAAGCTGAAGCTGATAAAAAAGCTTTACAAAAAAAGCAAGCTGATATACAATTTGCCATACAAGTTGCTAATATTATAACAGCAACCGCTTTGGCCGTTATCCAAGCATTGGCTCAATTGGGTCCAGTTGCTGGTGCTATTGCTGGTGTGGTTATTGGTGCGACTGGTGTGGCTCAGATAGCTGTTGCTAATAAACAAAGACAAGCGGTGCAAGCATTAGCAAAAGGTGGTTTGGTTACAGGTCCTGGTGGACCAACTGATGATAGCATCCCAGCTAGATTGAGTAACGGTGAGGCGGTGATCAACGCAGCCGCGGTTAGAAGGTTCGCACCTTTGTTATCAGCGATAAATCAAAGCACAGGTGGTGTGCCTATCGATGCACCTAAATTTGCTTTGGGTGGTACTGCAACTGATTCGGTGTTGTTGGGTATCAACGATAGATTAAACTCAATCGCTGCGACACAAGCTGAATCAGCACCGACCAGAGCATACATCCTCGACACCGATGTAAGTTCAGCAGCGGTTAAAAATAGTAGAATTAGAAGAACATCAACATATTAACAATGAAATACGAAAAAACAATATACGATATTAGTATCGATGAGCACTTTAAATTAGGAGTTGAGGAAGTGGCCCTGGTAGAATCACCAGCCATAGAAATTGACTGGGTTGCATTGGCTGAACAAACAGAAATCAAACTTGCACAAGATGATGATAAGCAATTATTGGTTGGGCCAGCTTTGATACCTGACAAACTTATTTACAGAATAAATGCTAAGACCAAACAGGAATATTACATTAGATTCAGCGCTGAAACCATCGAAAAAATCGTTAACAGATATTTTAAGAAAGGCAATCAGCTTCGCTTCAATTATGAGCATAACAATGACCTAGGTATTGATGCTGTTGTTAACGAATCGTGGATTATCAAAAACACCGATGTTGACCAGAGCGCATTGTATGGTTTTAAATTACCAGTTGGTACATGGATGTTATCCGTTCATATTGAGAACAAAGAATTCTGGCAATCTTATGTGAAAAAAGGGTTGGTAAAAGGGTTCTCAATCGAGGGTGAATTTGCTCAGCAAGCTATTGAGATGGCAGCACAGGAATTGGTTGACCCAAAAGCTGGTGAAACTGAGGATGAATTTATTGGTAGATGTATTGCAAACAACATCAACGAGGGAATGCCAGAGGACCAGGCAGCTGCTGTTTGTTATTCAAAGTGGGAACAACACCTGGACACACAGTTATCAGAGTTTGAATTAACAGAAGAAGAGGCTGAAATCCTCATCAAAGAGGTATTATTGGCTGAAAGCTATAGAGATTATCCAGTATCGGCCACAAACGCTGCTAAAAGAGCTTTAAAATACAAAGAAGAGAACCCAAATAATAGCTGTGGCACCAGGGTGGGCTGGGCACGTGCAAACCAACTGGCTAACCGTGAACCCATTTCAGAGGAAACAATCGCCAGAATGGCTTCTTTTGCGCGTCATTTACAATGGGAAGATATCCCCTATGAAGAAGGATGTGGTGGATTGATGGTAGATGCTTGGGGTGGAAGAACAGGTATCGAGTGGGCCCAAAGAAAATTAGAACAAATAAGACGTAAAACAAATAATTAATCATGGCGAAAGCAAAACAAACAAAAGAAATTAAAAGGTGGGTGGCTAAACCAGCCAAGAAAAGACCAGGAAGACATGCTAAGACTAAAACCTCTAAACTTAAGAGTAGTAAAAACTACAAGAAACTCAATAGGGGCCAGGGTTAAGCGATTTTTTCGGAACACAATCACCAATAATCTATTTATAAGTAAATTAATAATTAATATGAACGAAAAATTAAACAAAATCGCAAAAATTTTAGGTTTGACATTGAGTTCAGATAATAATCAAGAAGAACAAAAACTTTCTATGGAAGGAATTTTAGCTGACGGCACAAAAGTTTATAGCGAAGCTGAAGATTTCGTAGTTGGTGCTGCTTTGATGGTAGTTGCTGAAGACGGTTCAATGTCTCCAGCTCCAGAAGGTGAACACACTTTAGACAATGGTAAAGTTTTGGTTGTTGACGCACAAGGTGTTATCACCGAAGTAAAAGAAGCTGAAGAACCAGCTGGTGACGAACCAGGTGCTGGTGAAGAAGAGTTGTCTGATGATGAAGAAGAGGTTAAAGCCGCTTTGACACCTGAAGAACAAACAGCTATCGTTGCTGAGTTGATGCAGATTCTTGAGCCAAGATTGGCAGCTTTAGAGGAAACTCTTTTGAAATCTGTTGAGAAATTATCTGAAACTAATAACAACTTAAATGAGAAGGTTGAGAAGCTTTCTAAATCACCAGCTGCTGAAGCGGTGAAGCCACAATTAAGAGCGCCAAAAGAGCAAGAAAATGCTTTGAAAGGCTTATTAAAGAATAAAAAATAATAATTAAATAAACTAAAACAAAAATTACAAAAAAATGAGTTACATTGTTACAGGGATGACCGATTACGTTAAAGCAGAAGGCTTCCCATTAATCGTAAAAGCTGTTACTGAAGGTAGAACAGCATCATTGGTAAACGTTATCTCAGGATTGAAGGGCGAAGCTGCCGTTCCGTTCTTGACTAACGCTATCACTCTTAAAGCTGGTGGAAGCTGTGGTGCTTTCTCTGGAGCAGGTTCAACCTCAACCTTTTCTGAGGTATCAGTAGGCGTTAAGCCAGTATTGTTCGAAGAGCAAGTTTGTGTACCAGCATTGGATGGCAAAGTGTTGATCTACGAAACTACAGGTTCTGACAGCATGCCTTACGCACAAGTTTTCTTGGATGAGAAAGTAAAAAACATCTCTAAAGGTCTTGATTCATTAGTATGGTTGGGTAACACAGGTTCTGGTGACGCGTTCAACGGTTTCACTGTTCAAGGTTCGGCTTTGATGTCAACTATCACTGGTTACACTGGTACTACTACCACTTATGATAACATCGACTTGTTGATCGATACAGCCGTTGCCGCTGATTCAACATTCGAATCATCTGATTCAGTTGCTGTATTCTTGAACTACGCTAAGTTCAGACAGCTACAAAAAGAGTTGGTTGCGAAAAATTATTTCCATTATAACCCTGCTCAGTTGGGTGACAACATGGAACTCGTATTCCCAGGTACAAAAATCAAGATTATCGCGACAGAAGGCTTAGCTGGTCACAACTTTGCTTACTTGGCTGATACTCAACACTTACACGTTGGTACTAACTTGATGAGCGAAGCTGAAGGTATTGTTTCTTACTACGATATGCCTACTAACTCAATCTTGTTAAGAGCTCAGTTCTTCATGGGTACAGGTGTGAGCAAGGAATTCTACAAAAGAGCGATTTAATACAACCTTTTAGGTTATAAAAATAAAATTAATATTTAAAACAAAAATATAAAAAATGCCATATAGTTCATCAATCACAGGATGTACATTGTCAGGGGGCTTGGAGCTTATCGGATGTACTAAAAACAACGTTGGTGGTGTTGACAAAATCTACATCGCAACGTATAAAGATACTGAAGGTGAGGTTCTTTATTCTTCATCTACAGGCGAAATCACTGATTTGGGTACTGGTTATACATGGAACATTTTTGACGTTGTTAAAGAGACATCTTCTTGGGGTGAAACTGTAACTGCTAACGTTCAAAACGGTACTATGTCTTACGTTCCTACCGTATCATTAGTGATGAATAAATTAGACACTGATAAGAGAAACCTTATCCACCTTTTAAGTGTGTCTTTAGTTGTTGCTATCGTTAAAGATAACAACGGTAAATACGTAATGTTAGGTAGAGAAAAAGGTCTTGACGTAACAGGTCTTGAAATGGGTTCTGGTGTTGCTAACGCTGACAGAAACGGTGCTACAATCACCTTCACTGGCGCCGAGCCTAAGCCATCTGCGTTCTTAAGCGATGCTGCAATCACAGATTTAGGTGTCTTAGACAGCTACTAATCAAATCAAAACAATATATGTTTATAAGGGGGCTTCGGTCCCCTTTTTTTATGTTTAAAACACTTTCAATATTATTATATTTATAAGTAATAAATAATTGGAATGAACGTAGTAAACTATCAGAGTAATAAACTAGTATTTTATCATCAAATAACAACTGGGTCAACCGTTAGTTTGGTGTTAACATATGTCCCAGATAATGTTCCTAAGACCGTTAAGCCAGATATCCTCACCATAGCTAACAACTTTTTTATAGCTGAGATTAATTGTGTGACAGGGTCGACAGCTGAGAACTTAAATGCTGGTGATATCTATCTTAAAAATGACGGTTATTATGACTATCAACTTAAAATAAACAACGTAGTAGTTGAGAATAGTCAATTATTTGTACAGGGTCCAACCGATGTAATCACAATCATAGATGAAGCTGGTTCGGTGGTGGTAACAAACCCATACGCGGGATCGAGTGGTACAAGTGGTAGTGCTGGTTCCTCTGGTCAGAATGGTTCGAGTGGTCAGTCTGGTACAAGTGGTGTTGATGGTGCATTTTTTGGTTCGAGTGGTACAACAGGAACGGCTGGTTCGAGTGGTACATCCGCTTCTAGTGGTTCATCAGCATCTTCTGGAAGCAGCGGTGTAAACGGTACGTCTGGTATTAACGGAACAAGCGGTTCTAGTGGTTCAAGCGGTTCTAGTGGTCAGAATGGTACCAGTGGTGCTAGTGGTTCAAGCGGTTCTTCAGCATCATCTGGTTCTTCAGCTTCAAGCGGTTCAAGTGGTTTAACAGGTGCTGATGGTGATGGTACAGCGTACTATGGTCAAGTTAGCAAAATTAATAGTGGCACAATTAACATCGCATCAGCTGGTGTTTACCAAAGCACTGGTTTGCTTGCTACATTGGATAGCGAAGCCTATGGTGTTGCATTGGGTGCAAATGATACGTTTGCGGTTAAAAATACAACAGGTTCAGCCCAACTATTTAAGATATATGGTTCAGCCGATATTGATGGTGGTAACAACAAGACGTTGGGTATTAAATTAGCTTTAAACGGCACACCGATAGACAACACAGAATGTAATGCACCAACAGGCAACGGTACAAGCTTTGCCAAACTAATTACAAACTGGATGATAGAATTGCAACCAAATGATGAGGTTGCTTTATATGTAACAAACAAAACTAATAGTGGTAACGTAACATTATTGCGAGCTAGGTTAGTGGCATCCACAGTTGGTAAACAAGGTTCAAATGGTACTAGCGGTTCGGCTGGCACAGCTGGTAGCTCTGGTATAAGTGGTTCTAGTGGCTCTAGTGGTTCTAGTGCATCAAGTGGACGTAGTGGAACAAGCGGTTTAAGCGGTTCTAGTGGTGTATCTGGTACTAGTGGTTTGACTGGTTCAAGTGGTACAAGTTATGCCGCTGGCTTTGTTCAAACGCGTGCTGGTCAAGTATCAACAACAAGCCCTGGTAATTATACAGTTACATTTGGTGCACCTATGCCAAGCATCAATTATGCGGTTACGATGGAAAGTTATACCAACGTTAACCAAGACTATTTAACATTAGTTAGTAAATCAACAACTGGTTTCACATTCAACCAAGATAATATCCTATCTGATACAGTTGAATGGATGGTTGTTGAATATAACCAGGGGAGTGGTGGTATCGCCTACGGAACTAGTGGTTCGAGTGGACGTAGTGGAACAAGTGGTGTATCTGGTAGTTCTGGTTCATCTGGTGCTACAGGTGCCACAGGTTCAAGTGGTTCATCTGGTGCAACTGGTCTTAGTCAGTGGACACCAATTGTATCAACTGGTATTACGCAATATGAAGAAAGTTCATTTGTAAGAACAAACACTGGTGGTGTGTGGAATGAAGGTTTTTATTCACAAGAAGGTTTCGAAGCTGCATATGTAACAGCAAAACCATATCTAACAATTGGTACAAGCCGCGCTTATATTGGTTTAGATAGCAACCCATCAGCATCAGTTAGCTGGGATAATATTGACTATGCAATTGGATGGTCAATTGGTGATATTTACATACATGAAAACGGTGTAACCAAGATGGAAGTAACCACCGTTCTAGGTATCGTACCAACGGTTGATACAAAATACGCTGTTATTTATGATGGTTACGATGTAAAATATTACGTAAACGATCTATTGGTATACACCACACCAAGAACTAAAACTGGTTTATTGTACCTTGATGGTGCTATTTTTACAGGCGGTGGTTCAGTTGGTTGGAAAAACGTTGTATTCGGGCCAATGGCTACAAGCGACACGCTAGACATTGTTGGTTCGAGATTAGGTGCTTCAATAACAACCCCAGCATCAATGGCGTTAATTAACGTTAAAAAGAACTTATTCGGACGTACACCAGTAACTGGTAACAGAATGTTCTTAAGTGATAACACATCACCTGGTACACAAACAGCGCTAAGCACAATTGATGCAACAAATGGTACAATATTGTGTAGTTGGTTCCCATTTTTAGGTGGAATTGGTGGTAATAAAATCAACACGATATTACCATATAAAGCTTCAAACGTAACAGCTGAAACTAAGCTAAGAATAATGTTTTACCAATGCGCTGATAGCACATTATTTAGTGAATTAAATGCGTTCTATGGTACATATGTACCTACCAACTATTTCCAATATGGTTTACCAACTACAAATACATACGTAACTAACCAAGGTACTACAGTTAATTATAATGCTGCTAACGCATCAGCAAGTTGGTATTTACCATTACCAAAAACATTGATAGGTTATTCAGCTATTATAACAATTGCAGCTGGTTCTGGTAACCAAACAATTGGTCATACACAGATGTATTCACCTGATGGTTCAAATGGTTTTTATTTACCAGATGGTAATATTATGATGATGCTTGAAATTGAAAGTACAAACATAGCTGTTGGTACATTTGGTAGGATTGGTAAAACACCAACAAGCGTAGCTTTTGATGTATTAAACTGTAGTCCAAACTGGACAAATACTGTGGGTTCATACACTGGTTATCAAGTTAGCAAACGTGCACTTTTAAATGGTGGTAGTTTTAAAAGCGTTCCACAAGGTGGTATGTCATCTTACACACCACCACAAACAATAACAACTGCTGAACTAGCAGCCATGTTTGGTCCACCAACTGGTGAAGGTAACTACCTAAGTGGTACTAGTGCAGCACCATTACATACAATGATAACATTCGCATGATAGTACAAAGAGAAGTTTACGAAACAGTAATAAATGAATTTGGTGTGCCACACAATATGGTTGTTGGTTTCGAAGAAGTTGAGATTGATGATACACCAACTGAAGAAACACCAGAAGAAAAAATTGCTAAACTACAAGCAGAATTAGATAAACTAAAAGAACAATTATAATATGTCAAAAATTTTATTATATCAAGAAGCTACAACTGGTGTAACCACAAATGGTGAACAGCATGCTTTCTTTATTAACGAAAACGGTGTACCGACAGTTAAAAACGGTAGCCAGGTAATAACATTCAGTACAAGCGGAAGCGCGTTTACAGGATCGAGTGGTAGCTCTGGAGCAAATGGTAGTGCTGGTGTAAACGGAACAGCTGGCTCTAGTGGTGAGAGTGGCGCTACAGGGGCCTCTGGTTCTAGTGGATCGAGTGGAGCCACAGGTTCTAGTGGTAGTTCTGGTGCAAACGGATTAGATGGTGCTGTAGGTGCTGATGGTGCTGTAGGTAGTTCGGGAACGAGTGGTCAAACATACGGAACAAGCGGTTCATCTGGAGCTACAGGTTCTAGTGGTAGCTCTGGTGCCCCAGGTGCTGCTGGTACAAGTGGAACTAGTGGTCAAGAAGGGTTAGGTAATTATGTTGCAACCACAACAGCAAACATAACAAGAAGCAGTAATAACGCATTTACCAAGTCAAGTGGTGGTGACAGTTGGAATGCTGGTTTTTATTCAGCACAACAAGGTTTTAGAAGCGCATATATTGCTGGTTCACCTTCATCAACAACTGGCCTTGCTTTGTTGGGTATGTCAAGTGGTACTATCGTAACAAATGACCCAGCGTTTATTGACTACGGTATTGGTGTTTATTCTGGTAGTACTAACATAGTGGTTATCGAAAGTGGTACGGTTAAATACACACACAGCTCAGCTCCTACATCATCAACACGTTATTTAATTAATTATGATTTAGAAAATGTAAGATATTATATCGATGGTTTATTGGTGCACACAACAGCACGCGTTGAACTTGGTTTATTATATTTAGACTGTGCAATTTACACACAAGATGCTGGATTTACAGGTGTGGTATTCGGTTCAACTGGTACTGTAGGCCCTGCTGGTTCAACTGGTGCGGCTGGAACTAGTGGTTCGAGTGGTGCAAATGGTTCATCTGGTACATCGGCTGCTGGTGGTGGCGGTGCTGCAACGTATTTAAACGTTCAAGTACATTACACTGGTCAAACAAAATATGACTATTATGGTACATTATTAGACCAATGGAAAACAACTTACTATAACAGTGAAAGAATTGACCGTGGTACTGGTGATGGATACATCACAAAGGTATGGGGTTATATCGTACCATTCACATTAAAACCAGGAGAAAAAATTAAAAAATTGGGTGGATTCATCAACTCAAAAATAACTGGCACAGCATATTGCAAAGTTGGTATTTATAACAACCACCCACACCAAAATTCACCATACGCAAAACAATATGAAAGTGAATTAACAGTTACTTGTCCTGGTTACAGTGACTTGGTATGGTCAACGTGGGACTACGACTATCAACATACTGGTACAACTGAAGAACAGTTCTGGTTTATTATGCTTTATCCACAAAGGGCTAATAACGACTTTGAATGGTCACAAGGTTACCGTGAAACATATGAAATGTCACACGTTACATCAGTATATCCGACCATTAAAACAAACCAGTGGATGATATTTGATGACACAGCTGGTACATACACCACAATGCCATCAAACTTTTCATACTTCCTAGAAAATAACACATGGCCAGTAATGAAACTATCTTTTGCTAATGATAGAACCTTACCGATAGTTTGGCAAACAGAATTAAACTCATAAAAATATGTCACAAGAAACAATACAAACAATACACATTCACCACAAAATAAATGAAAATGGTGAATACGAAGTGGAATACGTTAATAATATTGAAATACCAGCACCTAAAAAAAGTGCTGAAGAAAGAATAGCAGAATTAGAAGCAAAATTAGAAGCATTACTTAATGGCTAAACAACAATACATACAACCAACAATTGCTGTAACAGGTGACACAACTGGATACATGAATGTTCTTAGTACCACTGATGGTGGTGAGATACAGATTGTAACCACAGGCGCAACCATTAACACGATCGGGCCTGATAAGCATGTTGTTGTTGGTGATATGTTGGTTGGTCCTGGTCATTATAAAACCATCCCAACTGATTTATATGTTGATGGTGATCTAAGCATTGAAAAAGAAGATGATATTGTTATAGGGGATAAAACCGTAACCTACCAGGGGATATTAACAATTGATGGTGAGTTGTTAGCAACTGGTGATATTGATATTCAAGGTGACCTTATTTTTGAAGATAACCCTGTTGCCGATGATGGTATTAAAGCTGGTTCAACAGATGAAACTGGATGGGCTGTAATTGAAAGTGGCACATGGTCTGGTCTTTTTTATAAAACAATAACATTTACAACACCATTCAGTGATGCGAATTACGCGATATCATTAACACCTGTGAATGGTCCTGGTGCTAGTGGTGCTGACTATTTATTAGTAAATAATAAAACAGCTAGTGCTTTCGATATATACGCAACAACATTACCAGACTTATCATTTATTGATTGGGTGGCAATAAAATATTAAAATTAAAAATTATGATAGAGAATTATAAATCATTCGAAATAACAGAAAAAAATGTAACCGTTTATTTATTGAATGGTGATGAAATTTATGCTGTTACTGGCAAGCTACCAGCTTATAAAAAATTAGCAAAAGCTATTTGCCAACATAGTAAAATAAAAATTAATCCAGAAAATATTAGCTCAATATTATTGAGACATGGTACATTTAGAGCAATTTGCTATTTAGGAGATAGGAAGGATATTGTTATCGTAAACTTTGAGTTAGTTCAAACTGAGTTTGAGGAATACACCAAACAACTCCTAAAGAAAATTAAACCAGAAAATGATGCAGAGTAATACTAAACTAAAAATCATCAGCAGAGAAGGGTTATCCACACCAAAACTAGTTGAGATACCAGATAGAAAGAATGATTGGATTCTTTATGGACAAAATAATGACTATGGTACATTCCTTTTATCTTTGTTAGATAAGTCATCTATCCACGCCTCAATACAATACGGTAAAATCAACATGACCATCGGTAAAGGATTGGTCAATGAAATCCCCTTCGCAACCCAGGAAGCAGCTGATGCTTTTGCTCAGTTTGTGAAGAGCCCAAATAATGAAGAAACCCTTGAAGATATCACCTATAAAATCGTTCATGATTTGGTTATTTATGGTAGCTTTTATCTTGAGTGTGTTTGGAGTAAGGACCGTCAAAGCATTGCGGAAATTTACCACATACCTTATGACAAAATTCGCGTAGGTAAACCAGAGAAAGGTAAGATTACACATTATTGGTACAGCGATGACTGGACCCAAATCAAAAAAGAAGAGTATGCGCCTGTCGAAATCGCTGCATTCTCAATGGATGAAAGAAGAGACCCAGTGCAATTAATGTGCGTTAGAGAATACAACGCTAGTTCACCATATTATGGTAAGCCACAGTACTACCCATCAATACCTTATTGTCAGATCGATGGTGAGGTTGCTGAGTACCACTTAAACTCGATTGAAGGTGGTTTATCAGCTGATTACATCATTCAGTTAAACAACGCAGAGGGAATGACACAGGAAGAGCAAGATGAGACCTATTACAACATCAAAAAAGAGTTGTCAGGTGCATCTGGTAATAAGTGGATGTTAACATTTGGTTCCTCAACTGACCAACAACCTAACGTTATCCCTATCCCAACAAGCGATACAGATACAAAGTTCTTGACATTGCAAGAAGCATGCATGCAAAATATTTTAACAGCAAACAAACTTACAAATCCATCTTTGGTTGGTATCAAAACACCACAAGGTTTGGGTTCTAAGGATGAGCTTTTGGATGCATATGACCTTTATTATGAAACGGTTATCAGCAAACTTTGTAAGATGGTAACAAAAACATACGATAAGATTTTAGCCATCAATGAAATCCCAACCACAGTTGCGTTTGAAAAAGCACAACCAGTTCCTTTCTCATTGAGTGAGCAAGCTTTGTTAACTGTTTTAAGTGTAAACGAAGTGAGAGATATGTTAGGTATGGGCCCACAAGAAATAAACGAAACAACACAAACACCTACACAAGATGGCAACTAACGTATTACTTATATCTGAAACAATTTTAAGAGATAGTTCATTCATCGGTGCCAACGTACAAGATAACGCGCTTACAACAAGCATTAAGAGCGCCCAGGAGACCGTTTTAAAGCCTATCCTAGGTAAAGCCCTATATGACCGTATTATCGATGACGTAGCAGCCGCTGGTAGCTTAACTGGTTTGACAACAAACTATGCTATCCTGGTTGAGGACTATTGCATCCCTGTTATCATCAACGCAGCTCTTAACATCTCAATACCAAAAATCATGTGGAAAGCCACAAACAAAGGTATTGTTAAAACTTTAGACCAGTACACCGAGGGGATCGACTTGGAGACCCTTAAATACATCCGTTCAGAAATTAAAAACGAAGAGGAATATCACATCAAAAGGTTGCAGATGTATCTTTGCAATAACAACACCTTATTTGTTGAGTACAACGAACCACAGGATGACGAGAATCCAAACCCAAGAATCGGATATGAATCTGGTATTTATTTTAGAAGAAGAAGATTAACCAATGTCAGCAACCCATTTTTAAATGGTGCTATAGATGACAACCCACAAAATATCATTTAATGGGCTTTTTAGGCGATTTAGCGTATTATTTTCTAAAAGTAATATCTTTAGGTCAATCCGAAAAGATAAGCGATTATATCGCACGTAAATGGTTTAAACTTGAAGATTGTGGTTGCGCGAGCAGAAGATTGAAATGGAATAACTGGTTATTACCTGAGCATAAGAAACAATATCCGATATAAATGGGGAAACATTCAAAGAACAAAATTAAACTGGCCAAAGCCATCAAAAAATTACAACAGATAAAACAAGAAGAAGATGTTAAAACAACTACAAATATTACTGGAAACGGTAGGGCTTAATTTAACTTTATTAATCGGTGGGGCTATTGGCGCTTGGATTGGAATGAAGAATGGACAACCGTGGTGGGTGCAAGCAATTACAGTATTCACTGGAGCGTTTATAGCGAATTACACGGCCCCTGTGGTGATCGATCTATTTGGAATGGAAAATAGTTCATTAGGTGGTGTTGGATTCATCGTTGGTTACATGGGTAAACATGGCCTGGAGTTTATAATTGAAAGATTTAAGAAAAAATAATTTGATTATTCAAATATAATGCTTAATATTGCATTGTGATTCTTTAAATGCTCCCATATTTATAGGATTTACTGCCATATATCATAGCCCGTGCGTTTGTACGGGTTATTTTTTTGCCATAAATTTGCGGTTAAATAAAAATGCCACCCTAGGCATAAGGTGGCATTTAAACAATTTAAAAACTTTATATGAAAACAGTAGTTGCTATGAGGTAACCACCACTGATGTGATACAATATTAGGTCTGTTTTCAGTGAAAAAACAATTATTTTCACTTTTTTTTCAAAAAAAATTTGCTTTTTAGGAAGTTCTTACTATCTTTGTACTATATATAAACATAAAACAATTTATTATTATGAAAAAATGTTGCAGATGTGGGGCCGAGAAACCCCTAGAAATGTTCGTAAAGAACAAGAGTTCAAAAGATGGTCACAAAGGTTACTGTCTTGATTGTCACCGTGAAAGAACACAAAAGTGGCGCGATGAGAATCAAAAGAAAAATCAAGATGCTCAACGCATTTACTATTGGAAAACCAAAGCCAAGGCCCTTGAGAATAAACTAAAAGAAAACGAAATACCTTTTTAATTATGGACACATTTGAATTACGAGAACTGGGGGATGACCTTTCAATGGCAAACCTTGATTTAATCCACATTGATTACTTAGAAGTAACTTTGGTTGGTGAAGAACACAATATTAATAACTTAGAAACAATTTATACGCATGAACCCTAAAAAATCATTGTTGGATTTGCTAAATAACGATAGAGTTCTTTTAGCTGAAATGAAAGAAAAAGATATGCCATATCAAGCTACTAACATTCTTGAACAAAGAATTAAAACTCGTGAGTATTTCCTATACGGAATTAATATGGCTGATGCTATTAATTTTATTTTTGATAAGAAAAAATTAAATGAAATGCACTATGATAAAGGTATAATATCTGAAATAGAGAGTGGTAAACTGATATGGGATGGTGATTATTTAACCGACTCCGCTTCATATTATTCATATTATTTTTATGATGAGCATACTCCAGGTCCAGGTTATAGTCTTGAAGATATGATACATGAAGCGGTGCATTTCCACGGTGAATTGGATAGTAAATGGTTTGAATGGTATTATAATGGCACCGATACCGAAGCTGATGAAATACCATTTGATGATATTAATGACGCTATAATTGAAATGCTTAACGTAAACGATATAATAGCTTATAAGTCAAAATATGGCTATAATTCATTAGTCGCCATATATAAAAACCTTGATCTAGAATATGAGTATGAGGTATATTAAACTATGGGATGGGATAGCGTCTGACTGGCGCTATTCCAAAAGCCCCTATCACATGCATTTATTTATCCATTGCTTACTTGAAGCATGGTATGCTGATGCAAAGGAATTTAAACGCGGTACATTCAGAACCAGTGTTAGGAAATTGGCTGATAAAACTGGTATAAGTTCTTCTAAGTTATGTGATTTACTTAAAGAATTATCATCTGGTGATAACCCAGAATTGGAAATTATTACAGGTAAATACACTGAAATTACTATATTGAATTACCATAAGTATCAAGACACAGGTGTTCACCACACGGTACATAGTGTTCGCCACACGGTACAGGGTGTACCGCAGGACAATACAAAGTGTACCGCCACAAATGACAAAGTGTACCGCCAGACGGTAACTAAAGAAGAAGAAAAGAAAGAAGAAGAAAAGAAAGAAGAAAGAGTTTTGATTTCTTCATCCACTGACGTGGGGTCTTCTTTTGAAGAATTAATTGAGGTATATCCAAAGGTTAATAGTCACAAAGTTGAAACACTTGCTTTGTTCAATAATTTAGATTTGGATGAAAAGAATAAATGTATTACCTTTGCAAAACAACTTCAACAGATATGGAAACAAAATGGTATCCAAGACAAATATCAATTTATGAAAAGTTGTCATACCTTTGTTGAGTTAAAAATGTTCAATGGTAAACCAGAGGATATATTCCCAAGGGAAATCTCAACAGAAATAAAAGAACTCAACTATGCTCATGAAGATTTGGAATTGATGAAGCGAATTGAGGAAAGAAAATTAGAAAGACTAAACAAGAGAAAACAATATGAGGAAACAATTAAACATCAGTGATCTGATTAATATCGACAGAGAGTACGATATCAAAATGTTAAATGTACTTTTAACAAACCAACAATTTTTAAATAGAATAAGAAAGCACATCGATGGCAACTTGTTTGACTATAACCCACACATTTCATTTATGCTTAGGGTTATCAAAGATGATGACGGCATCAATACATGGGATGATTTGGAGTTTGCTATCAAACACAAACTTGAATTATCAAAAGCCGACATGCAACAATTGTTGGACACCGTACCACAGTACAAACTTGAATCAGTTGGTAACACCAAGATTATTGAAAAGACAATATCGATGGTGTTCAAACAAAAACAATTGATTAAAATTGTAAAAAAGTTGCATGAGAAAGCGAATGCTGGTAGAATTATCCAATACGATGAATTAGAAGAATTGGTTAAGATAGCCAAAGATGTTAATGATGTTGAGGTTTTTGATTTAGGTAACGATGATTATTCATCACTCATAAAAGAGTATGATGAGAAAATTAGTATCGGTATTGATGGTTTAGATATCACATTCAACGGTGGTATATCAAGAAAGGACATACTTGTTTACATCGCTCCAACTGGTGTTGGTAAAACAACTTGTCTTGTGTTGGCCGCTTTGGGTGCTATGTTCGATGAAAAGAAATGTTTACATATCTTTGTCGAAGATGAGATTGTTGATATTAGAAGAAAATACTTTGCCGCGTTAACAGGTATCCCAATTAACGATATCAATGACAATATATCACTTATTCAAGCCAGGTCAAAAGAACATGAACCGTTGATGAAAAATGTTAAATTGGTAAGTACCTCTGGTGCCAATGTCAAGATAAGCGAAATAGAATCGTTTATAGACGATTATATCGAAGAAAACGGTACGGTTGATGTCTTGATATTAGATTACCTAGATCGTGTCATTACGGACAGGAAAAGGGGTAATAAATATGAAGACCAGGCTGATGTCATCAAAGAGATTGACAGGATTGCTAAAAAATACAACATTGCAATTGTAACAGCGGCTCAAACAAACCGTGGTGGTATTAACAAAGATATTCTACACTTGGATGATATCCAGGGTTCTATCGAACGCGTTCAGCAAGCAACTCACGTTGTTACTATTGCAAGCCCAGCCGCTATCAGACAGGTTAAGGCTGCCACGATACATGTGGTTAAAGCAAGGGAGTTTAATGCCACTGGTAAGGTCTTCACCAATATATTGTTTGACCCAAATACATTAAACGTTGACTGCACCGATTTTATCACAGTAAACGATGGGTTTGAAGAATGATTTTAAAAAACTTGCACAGTAAAAAAATAAAACATATATTTGTATAAACAATTTAAAAATGGAAAAACAAGACTCAATGCGTTTTTTAAACGTTGCTGACTTAGTGTCAGTATCAGCCTTTGATGAGGAAACAAATCAAATCTTTGTAACAGTAACCGACACCATAGGTCGTTACGTGGTAATCGTTATTCACCCTGGTTTAATCGAAACAATCGGAGTTCAAGCGAAAGATGCGATGATTAACAAGTTAACTGAAGAAGATGGCAATTAAGAAGAATTATTCAGTGGTCAGGAAGGCACTTGGATTGAAGCAACGCGCTGTACCAAAGCAAAAGAAAAGTAAACCAACCAAACGTAAAAAGTGGTAAATCATGGGGAGAAATAGGCCGCCTAACACAGCACATAGACCTTTGAGAACATACTTTGAACGCAAAGGTAGGATTGGTGATGGGGATAACCCACACAAGCGATCAATGATAACCCACACACAAGTGGTCCACAAAGAAGGTTATGGATATGTCTTTGAACTAAGATACGATTCACCACCGTTCTACCATGTCTTTAAAGAGCGTTATTATGAGACCGATGATGGTGGTACAGGTATCACATATCCAGGTGACGATGCGTTCAGAGAAAATGACTACCAGTGGGCATGGTGCGCAACCAATTTAGAGGACGCAAAAAAAATTTTAGAAAATTTTGAAAATATATTTGCACAGTAAAAAAATCTGTTGTATGTTTGCATCAACAAATTTAAAAACATAAAAATATGAAAAATTTCAAAAACAACTACGAAGTTAAACTTCACAAACTTGAAGCGTTATCAAACGGTGATGTGGCTATTAAAGTTTTCGTTACACAAAAATCAACAACTAAGTTTGACCACTACACTTGGACACCTAATTGCTATTGTGCTGAACCATACTTTGGGACCTTTTCTGATGATTACGGAAAATTCGATGAACAGGTTACAAAATATATAATCGATCAAATCCTGGCTAAACAACCAGAGTTAGCCGAACCAAAGCAAGTTGAGTTTTACAATAAACAAATCAAAGCTTTACAAATGTAAGAAAGGGGCTTCGGCCCTTTTTTTTTTCATTTTTTTCTGAACGCTATAATAAATTTTATATATATTAATATCCATTAGTATTTTTTTTAAGGTGGTGGTTGTTTGATTTTACTAAATGCCATTTTACAATTTTATTGACATCACCGAGAAAAGCACCTTTTAGGTGCTTTTTTTTTACCCTTAATGGTCGTTTGCTTTATTTCTAACTATTTATTATTATAATATATTTAAATGGATTTAAATGAATGGATTACAGTAAATCACCAAAGTAACTTAAGGGAGATAAAAAAGATTTGCAAGAACGATACCTTGTATGAAGAACTATACCAGGAATGCATCGTCATACTATTGGAATATGATAAAGAAAAGATACAGGGACTAATCGATAGAGCCCAACTAAAATTCTTTTTTATAAGCATCGTTTTAAGACAGTACATATCTACCACATCACCTTTCCATGTAAAGTTCCGCAAATCGCACCAGAATCGCTCAGAGAGGGACGTATATAACATCGAGATACTAGATGAAGAATACGACCATCAAAAAGATGAATTAATCGCGTTCATCAACAAACAAAAAGATGCTGAGGAATGGTACACCAGAGAGTTGCTTAGATTAAAGTTTGAAGAGGGTCTGAGTTACAGAAAAATAAGCAAGCTAACAAAAATACCAACAACGAGTATATACAATACAATAAATAAGTTCCGAGAGGATGTAATAGAAAAACACCATGGGCGTAAGAAAGATAAACACTAACAAAGAAATGTACGAAAGAATCGTTGAGTTCTTTCCAAAAATTGAGGGTAAACAAACCGTTACAATTGACGTAATAAAAGAATTGCACCAGTTAGGTAAAGATGCTGGTTTTAGCATCCCAGCAAGCAACTGCGGTGGGTGTGACAATAAAAGAATAATAGATAACTTAAAAGCTTACGTTTATCAATACGAACATCCAGACGAATAATGCCAAAGGAAAAACAAGATAAGGTTGGATTAATTGTCGAACAGATCAATGGTTATGTATTTAAAGTAATCAAAGAAGCTGAACGTGGCTGGACGCGTGATAGAAGCAATGGTTATGATAACCCAAGGCAAACTATAAGAAAGTTTGAGGTTGAGTGTCAGAGTTGCAAGTCAACAAAAGAAGTCATGTACGGTTCAATATTCGGTAAAAAGAACTGTGTATGTATGACATGCAAGATTGCTGAAAAACCAAAAAAGGAAAGGGTTGCAAAACCAAAACTTGAAAAATTCAATGAGCAAGCTTGGGAACCAAAGTTAAAAAAGGATGGCACCGTTGACAGCAGATATATTGACAAAGCAAAAAAGAACTTTGTTGGTGAAACATTTGAATGCGTTTTTGATACATTTCTTGTCTTAGAAGAATTGCCAAGGGTTATCAGCAAAAACGGTAAATACGTCTACAGAAACTTTAAGGTTGAATGTCTTAAATGTGGAACCCACAGGGAAACATTAGCTGCCAGTTTAAATGCAAAAGGGGTGGCTTGCAATAGATGTAGAACCCAAGATAGAAATGTTAAGTTTGATTTAACATTAGGCCCGATTAACATTGAAAGAAAGGTCGAGATAATGCATGAGATAAATGAGATTTGGGACCAGATGAAACGCATGCAAAGGGAAGGTAAGTTAACACCATACCTGGTAGATAAATTTGAAGTTAACGATTGGCTACTAGAACAACATGAAGAGACACAACACATTGAAAGAGATAACACCACTGATAATTATGATGATATCGATTATGGTGATGATTCTATTGATTGGAATGACGAATTAAATAAATATTTATAATATGGCGAGAAAAGGAAGTAATAAACAACCGACAAAAGTCCACGAGTTCATAACGTTGGATAGGTTACCAGAATACATCAAACAGAAGTTTGATAGTTACAGATTGTCACCACACAGCATAGATTTTTGCATGCGGCTCGCAGCTGGGGATGATGCGATGACAGTGGTACAAGAACTATATGAATTGGGTGATGATAGGGCCCAGATAAAAAGAAAAGCAAAAGAACTGTTGGCAAACCCAAAGCTACAGGATATGATTACGGTGTTCAGAGAGAACTTAAAACACAAAGCCATCGTGGATGCGAATGCAATACTGATGAGGTTGGAATTAATGTACACAGAAAGCATATTTGATAACGATAAAAGATTGGCCCTGGACGTATTAAAAGAGATGGGCAAAATCATAACAAACTTGGATGGCAGCATAAGCGTGAATGATGTTACGATTAAGTTCGAGCTTCCTAACGCGGTAAAAGCAAAACCACAGGATATTCAAGACGTAGAAACAATAGAATGAAAAACGTAATACTAACAACTTACTTTACAAGTGAGAAAGACCCCCAGAGGCCATTTGTATGGGCGAATGATGATTATAGTATCATAAAGGATTTTTATGAATCGATAATAAAACATGACCTCAACTGTTATATATTTTATGACAACTGTTCGGATGAATTTGTAAAAAAGTTTGAGACGGATAAAATTAAGTTTATAAAATACGATGCCAGCAATAAAAACATGGTGGATGAAAGATGGTCATTATACAGCGCATTTATAGCACACATGGATTTCGATAAAGTTTTATGTCTGGATATAAGCGATGTTATTGTGTTAAAAAACCCCTTTGATTACATGGAAGATGATAAGGTTTATGTGGGTGATGAAGAATGTTTAAACAGACAAAACAGATGGATGTTAGACAGGTATGAAATGATTGGGGTCGATCTACGAAATGTATTCGATAAAAAAGTTTTAAACTGTGGCATCCTGGGTGGGAATAAAGACGATATGAGAGATATAACCGAAATGATGGGGGATATAATCATGATATCAAATATAATGCATACAACAGTTGATATGGCAGCAGCAAACCACGTCTTATACAAACACTTTGGGAATAAAATAGTACATGGACAACCATGGAATACAAAATACAGAGGGGGAGCCTATCCTTATACAAGAAATGATAACGGAGCCGACCATTGTTATATACAACATAAATAAGATGAAAATATTTGAAACAAGAAACGAGATGATTGCATCAATACCAAAAGGTGGTATGATAGCAGAATTAGGGGTGTTCAAAGGTGAGTTTGCTTTAAAGATAGATGAACTATGTGAACCCAAAGAATTAATACTGATTGATAGCTGGTCTGGTACGCATTTATATAGCGGTGATGAGAATGGAAACCATAAGAACGGTGTAAGACAATATTACACAGGTGAGGAACTATATAACATCACACTTAAGAATGCTGAGTTATGCAAATGCGCGGTAACCACCATAAGATTAACCACAGACGTTTTGGGGACCTTTTCCAACGATACTTTTGATATGATATACATTGATGCTGACCACAGCTATGAAGGTGTCTTAAAAGACCTTAAAAACGCATATAAGAAAATTAAGAACGGTGGTTATATTATGGGTCACGATTATGAACACAATATGCACAAAACAAATAACAACTATAACTTTGGGGTAAAGCAAGCTGTCGATGAGTTTTGCCGAGAATACAACCAGGAAATATCCATGAAAGGAATGGATGGGTGTGTGAGTTACGGTATAAAAATTAGCAAATAATATGAACGTAAAACTAGAGGGAGCTGAGTTATTTGATTGGCAATTAGAAGTGTATAATTCGTGGAAAAATGATGATTATAAGACGTACATCTTAAACACATCCAGACAAATCGGCAAATCGTTGCTAATCAGTCAGTTAATATTGGATGCTTCTATAAATAACCCCAAAGTAATCGTGGGGGTGGTGAGTTTGACGTACAAACAGACCAAACTTATCTACAATAATGTCAGCGAAGTATTGCAAAAAACCCTCATTTTAAAGTCAGATAATAAATCAGAACTTGAAATAAAGTTGGTTAACGGTTCCAGCATCAAGTTTTTATCTATTCAGAACCCCGATAACATCCGTGGATTCACCTTTGATTATTTATTTGGGGATGAGGCCGCGTATTATGCACCAGGAATCTATGATAAAGTTCTATTGCCCACCACATTGGCCAGGGGTAGAAAGGTTGTGCTGGCATCCACCCCACGTGGAACAAACTATTTTCATGACTTATTTCAAAGGGGGATAGACCCAAATGATAAAACCATCAAAGCATTTAAGTTTGACTACACAGCAAACCCCAACTTTGACCCAAAGGAAATCGAATCAATAAGGAAACAACTACCAGATGCGATATTTAGGGCCGAGTTCCTGGGGGAGTTCTCAGATAATGGTAGCGTATTCAACAACCTAAGAGATGTTTGTATTTTAAACGACTGGAAATCACCAGGTGGGAATGTTTATTGTGGAATTGACGTGGGTTTATTCCATGACTACACAGTGGCTTGTATAATGGACACAGACGGTAATGTGGTGGATATTTACCGTGCAAAGACAGGAAGTATAAATAAGTTAAACACCGAACTTGAAACATTCCTAAAGCGATGGAAGCCAGTTAAGATATTGGTCGAGTTAAACAACCAGGGGATATCAGTTTATGAACACCTATATCCCAGAATGAAAGGGGTTGAGGGTTTCAAGACCACCGCGATAAGCAAGCCCGATCTCATAAACAGCCTACAGAATAGCATAGAGGAAAAAAGAATTCACCTACCTTCAAGACAGTTAATGGAAGAGGTGTATAATGAGTTGGTAAACTATTCATTCACCTACTCAGAGAAAAGCAAAGCCGTTATATATGGGGCGTTGCCAGGCGCTCATGATGATATTGTCATCAGCTTGGCATTGACCAACAAAGTATATACAGATGCCCACCATAAAATAAGACTTAAACCAAGGGTGTTTTTTGGATAAAACACTATTTAAAAAAAACTATTTATAACAAAGATGTATACATTAAAAATAAATAAAGAAAAGTTTAACATCCCCCAGTCGTGGGATGAGCTAACGCTTAAACAATATTTGAGATTGAGTGAGTTCGTTAGATTAAACGAGATTGATAAGGATGAGGATGTAGACCCAATCTTTTTTTACAACAGAATATTTAAATGTTTGACAGATAAGTCAGTTAACTTAAACGATGCTGACTATGAGGATGTAGTAAAGTTTGCTGAGGTGTTGGGCTTCATTCAAACCCCATTCAAACAGAGCGAATCAACCATCATCGATACAAAGAACGCTTATATCAGACCAAGGAATTTTGAACAGTTAACCTTTGGTGAGTTTGCCGATTTGCAAACCTTCGCAAACAACCCCACCATCGATAGCCAGTTAAAGATGTTTGCCGCGATAGTGGATGTGTATGAGAAACCGAACTATCTTAAACTTAAGTTCTTACCAAAATTAAAGAACTTTAATAATAATGAAAAGTTGGACTATGTTTCATCATTACCAGCAACCCAACTGAGTAGCATCCAGGCTTTTTTTTTGCGTGGTCAAAAAATGTACATGCGCAATATGGTGTTATCTTTGGAGATTCAGGCCCTACGTCTCAACATGAAAGGGATTTCTCTGCTGGTTTCGGCTGGTATGTCTCGATTATGGAAGCGTGTCAAGATGACCTTACCAAGATGGACGAAATCGTCCTAATGCCATTCCGACATGTGTTAACATACCTAGCATATAACACCAGCAAAAATAAGATGATAAAAGCCATCAGAGAAGAACAAGAACGTAAACAAAAATATAAATAAAATGAACTTTAACGAAATTATAACCAAACTTAAAACCACAGCTGATGCCCACATAAATGTGGCATACACTGATGCTGGTGTATTGGAGAGTTTAAACTGGGGTGAGAACAGATACCCCTTGGTGATGTTTATTTGCCAGCCATCAAGATTTGAGATTAACAAAATCAGATACAGAATCAGCATGGTGTGCGCGGATGTTATCGATGATAGATACTTACAACAAATCACCAAACAAAGCAACATGTTCGATGTGGGGACGGACATCCTAACCAAACTTATTAACGACAGCCAGACAGCTCAATACGACATTGATGAAACATCGATTGCATTTCAACCATTCGTTGACAGCTTCCCAGATTTGGTGGCTGGATTCCAGTTTGATTTTGATATGACCACCATTTATAATAAAGATTGTAACCTACCATTCGTATAATGGCTGATGTGTTTACAATACCTAATGAACTATCCACCGAATTAGGTAGGGTGATGAAGAATGCTCTGGTTGATCAACTAAGAGCCAGTGGAAAGGTGTCAACAGGTAAGCTTATAAACTCATTGCAATTAAACGTGGTACCTGGAATAAATGGGCCTGTTATTGAGTTGGCTGGCAACAGCTATTATGCTGTTATTGAAGATGGTAGAAAGCCAGGCAAATATGCACCCATATCACCATTGAAACAGTGGATTAAAGCAAAGGGGATTGAATCAGATGAGGGTAAGATAACAGCCAGGGCATATGCAATCTCAAACTCAATAAGAAGAAAGGGGATTAAAGCAACCCCATTAACAGATAATACTTTCAACCAGTCATTACCGTTGTTCGATAGAATAATAGATGATGTGATGGGTAGAGAATTAGATAATTACTTACAACAACAATACGCAAAAATTATATAATCATGGCTATTACAATATACGAAGAACCTAATAAGTTTAACCAGGTAAGACAAACAATACCATTCTTGGTTTATAGCGACCTATTCAACACAGGGTCGTTTGACGCGATTGAGCGTTCATTTAAATATCTCTTTGAGATTAAGGTGTTAAACACCCAAGGCCAATTTAAGACCTTTAGCACGGTGGCAATTCCACCTAGACCAGATAACTTATTAGGTTTTTTTGACGCATCAGCAATCGTTAAAAGTGCAATAACATATGACTTGGGTACACACACAGCAACAAGCGCACAACCATGTCCTAGAAGCATCGTTGAATTTATGGTTGTATGTACAGAAAGATATCTTGACACCAATGGCAACTACATAAGTGGCAACCCAGAGGTGATTGGTCAATATTATGCGATCGATGCTGGTGTAAATGAAAGTTTATCAACCTATCTTATGGATTACAGCATACAAGCTGCACCATTGCACCACCACTTTTTATGTGGGGATGATTTAAAGGTTTATCAGAATGAGCCATTCTCATTGTCATGGTTGGTTGAACCAAAACTTAGTGGAAATGTATTGGAATATAAGCATGCTGATTTTGGTTCGTTTGATATGGTCACAACACCTACTTTACCAACCGTATTCACTGGGTTCACAACAAACTCAACATTCGTTTTAAACTCAACCCCAAGTACAGCACAAGCTATCAACGGTAAGAGTATGTTGATGGTGATGAAACCACTTGGCTTCACATCTATCACATCAAACGCCACAATAGCAGCATTCAACAATTTATTTTTAGAGGATAACAGCACCTATACATTTGATGTATGGATTAAGATGCCAGCACCTTTGGGAACAAACACATCAGCCAGGTCTTTCTCAGTTACAGCAACAGGATTAAAGGTGGCATCGATTGTATCGAATAACACGGTGAATATTTTTACAGCTGGTACATTTGGTACAGTACCACACGGTTTCCATAAGTTAACAGTTACGTTTACAACAAACACAAACGTTGCATCAACAACTTTACAGATAAGAGCAACAACAAGTAGTGTTGTGGGTGCACCATTGACAATATTAAACAACGCTTCAATATTTATCGATAGTGCTAGGGTCTATAAAAAATTAGCAACCAATGATGTGTTATCATCTGGTCAGATTATCGTTGACGATGGTTTACCAACAGCTCAAACTTGGAATATCCCATCAACATATTTTACAAACAATTTATTACCAGTAGAAGACTTCAGTGATGGTAGATTTGACATGCCAGTTGGTCCATATTCTGGTATCTTATCATCTGTTACAGGTGCACAAGACGCGACCACTGGTTTCTATAAGAACTCAGCTGGTAACAGAGGCACACATTTCAGAGTTAGATTAAGAGATAACACCACAGCAACAATAGGTTTATCAGAAAAGATTTACCAGGACCCAACTGATTGTACGAGATTTACACCGATTAAAATCAAATGGAAAAACTCTCTGGGTGGATGGGATTTCTTTACCTTCACCAAGGTATCATCAGCGGTGACAAATGTCGAGAGAGAGAACTACAAACGTTCTAGAGGTACAATAACACAGGCTGGTTCAGCATATAACTATATTGAGAGTGACAATGACAGAGGTTACAAATCACTTAACATCAAGTTAGAGGATACCTTCAGCGTTGCATCGGATTGGATTGGGAATGAGACAGCAAAATGGTTACAGGATTTATACACCAGCGATGAGGTTTATCTATTGAACCCAGAGGTGTTTCAAAAATTCACCAACTTATCACCATTCGATGTCGAGTACCCAGTATTCGTACAACAAACAGATGTGGAGTTCCAAAATAACGCCCCAGACAGAAAATTAATCAACGTCATCTTAGATATCGTACCAGCGGTAAGATTCGAGGATAACTCAACGAACATAGCATGATAAAAAAGGTCGAATTAATAGTAGAAAAAAATAGCATCGATTTATTCGGTGACGAATCATTCCCATTGTCATTTTCAATCGATGAGATTAACGACATTGGTAAAAAAGCTGCGTCCTATTCAAAGGAAATTAACATACCAGCAACCCAATTAAACAACCAGATATTCACCTCATTATTTGATGTGACAGTTGAAGGTGGTTTTAACCCAATCAGTAGAAAGTATGCCACCCTATTAGTGGATGGTGTGCCTGTTATGCGCGGTTATTTTAAGTTGCTGGGGGTTAACATCAAGAACAACGAATACGTTACTTACAGGGGTTTATTGTATGAGGAACAAATCAACTTCATCCAGGCACTAGACCAGTACGAATTGACCAACCTTAACATGGTTGCAACAGGTACAACCACATCAATGACTGGGCCTTATACCTATTTATCAGAGTTTAAGATACTTAACTCACCAAACATTTTCACATCATCAGTTGGTAAGACAAATACTGGTGGTACATGGACATCGGCCCTTAACTATAACAACCTGGTGTGGACGGGATCGACCTATGGTTTCTTATCACAACAAAATAGATTGGTTGGTAACTCAACAGCGAATGGTATTACGGTATCAATGCCAACAAACTATTACTGGAGCCCAACTTCTATGAACGCTTATGAAGCATCATCAGCACAATATTTGGAGTTCAGAGCAAATGTCAAACTAAGGATTTTTGCAAGCATTGCTGGTGGTACAACTTATACCCCAGTATTCGCGTGGAGAATTGTTAAATCAGATTACACATCACCAATATCTGGTTTATATAGTGATACCGTATTAGCGAATGGTTATTTAACAGGTAGTAGTATTGCTAACAGTGGTTTATTCCCGATATTAACATCTACATCAACATTAGACACAGGTACAATAGGTGTACAATTAGGTTCTGGTGATAAAGTTAGGTTCGAATGTTGGTTATCTAACCCAGGGCCAACAAGCTCATTCACAATATCTGACACATCTGAGATTACAGGTAAAGTTTATTCTGGCCCAACCACAACTGTAACTGGTGAAACATTTAACTTAACAAAGGTGATGCAAAATATCAACAACGTTAATACGTCTGATGATGCGACCATTGTATTCCCACTTATTGATTACTCAAAACTATACAACTTTACAGCAATTAATACAAGTTTAATCAACTGGTCAAACCAACCATCTTTTTTATCGATATCTGCTGAAGATTTAAGACCGATGGTGTTCGTTAAAAGGGTATGGGACAGCATATTCAAACAAGCTGGTTTTAAATACAAATCAAACTTCCTAAACAGTGACACCTTCAAAAAGATGGTGATCGGTGGTGGTATTGAGGAAACTGAGATTTCATCCACAATGTTATCAACAAGGGTTAACCCACATAGAACAAACTACGATGTTTTATTGCACACCTTAAAGGATAATGAAAATATAAGCAGTGGTGTTTTAACAAGATATGACTATAGAGAGTTTCATATGGGTAATGCTTTTGCTACAGCAACAACTGGTACAACAGCATGGTTTGTAACTGAATCAAACGTTGATGCTTATCAAACATATGCCCCAGCGAATAGGTTCTATCACAACAACGCTTATTTAACCCCAGGTACAAACGGAACTGTAACATCTGGTGGTGCCACAACTTATTATGGTTACGGTAACTTGGCTGTGACTGGTGATACACCTTATGGTTACTTCCCAACAGCACCTAGAGATGGTAGATATAGGGTGAAAGCTAAAATAACATTCACATCTTACGCACCATATCAAATAAGCTCACCAACAACTTTAGTAGACTTCCAAACAAGGTACTCATTACAGGTACAAAAAATGGTGGTTGGTTCTTATAAACACGTAAGCACCTTTACAACACCATCGTATAATAACTGGAAAGTTGAGAAATCAAAAACTGTTATTAGAGCAACTGGTACAACAAACCAGAACCTAAGTATTGAGATGGATGAAATCATCGATTTAAAGAAAGGTGACATGCTTAGAATTGGTTTCTATGGTGATGCGAACTCACAAGCAAACTTTAGTACAAGTGTGTGGGGTTCAAAAGTGACAATCGATGCAACACCAGCGAATACATACATGGAGTTCGGTAGATTTGGTACGATATTAAATTCAAAGATTGATAATTACGCAACGCTTTTACCTAGGGGTATAAAACAACGTGATTTTATCCTGGAAATTGCAAAGATGTTTAATTTATACTTCGAGACCGACCGCGAGGATAACAGAACAATGCTTATTGAGCCTAGAGACACCTACTACGAGGCTGGGGTCATTAGGGATTACAGCAAGAAAATAGACTATTCTAAGGACTTGCAAATCGATATTTTATCACATGATTTCCCTAAGACAACCGCATTCCAATATAAAGAGGATGATAAGGACTATTACGGTAAGATTTATGAGCAATTTGTTAATAACCAAAAACCTTTTGGTTCATATGTTTATGTTTCACCAAATGAATACACGGTTGAGGATAGTGAATTGCAATTAAAATTCGCATCTTCTTACATTCAAAAGATAGGTGATACTGGTATTAAGATAACCAAGATTATTGACCCAGCTAAAATGGAGCCAGACGGTTCATCAAAAACTTCACCTTATAAAATTCAACCTAGGGTGATGATGTATAAAAAGAAGACCATCACACCAGGTGTGACAATACCTTCTAATTATTATGCAAGTGTTTCTATCGCAACCAATAATGTCCCTTATACACCATATACGGTTTCAGCTACCAGTGGTTTTAATACAGCTGGTGGTTACGCATTAGCCGCTTATGGTTATGCTGGTCACTTGAATGACCCAGATACACCTACATTTGATTTGAACTGGTTTACAGACTTCAGCTACTTACCTGGTACAACTGGTACAACCCAGAACCTTATCAATGTTTTTTACAAACAGCAGTTGATAGAATTAACGGACCCATCAGCGAGAAAAATAACTTGCTTTGTGGACCTACAACCAGTGGACATTCACAACCTACGTTTTTGTGATGTTTATTACTTCAATAAAGAGTACTGGAG